CGCACCACATCTCCCGCTCGGTTCGGTTGTGACCACCTCCCATCTGGGGCCGCTCGGTCTCCGGTCTCCGCGCTCTGTCTGGTCCGGTCTGTAATCGAAAATAATTCGGCGCACCATATCGGGGGGTCTGTGGTCTGATCGCGTGCCCCCGGTCTGTGGCGGTCACGCTCCCGCTCTGACCGCGCCCACGGCTCTGAATGCCGACCTCTGCCCGGGGCAATCCGCGGCCGGTCTGGCCACGCAACGGCCCGCATACACTGTGACCGGATCGCATTTTTTGGCACGATTCTTTCCGGGTTACACCACACCGAAATTACTTTCGGAATTCGGTGAAACTTGCACGGAACTTGCATGATGCGCTCCTGGGTACCCACAAATTGCTAGCACGCTACAGCAGGGTGTAAGGCTACCAGTTCTTGACAGCAACATTACCGCGTTGCAGGATTGGCGTCATGGCAGAAGAAACCCCACGGCACCGACGCGCATTCGACTTATACACGAAGCTCCGCAGCACCCGTAAGGTTGCGCCGGTAATCGGTGTGCATGAGGTTACCGTTCGTCAGTGGTCGCGTATGTTCGGTTGGCAAGAGCGTTTACGTGAGCACGACTCCCAGCTATCGAAATCTGCCGAAGCCGCCAAACGGCAAAAGGCCGAGGCCAAGGCACCCAAGACCGAAAGCACCCCTGCAATCGGCCCTTCCATTGGAGAATCCGCACCAGCACCCCCACCCCCCCAAAAGACTGGTGACGGGAACACCTCTCCAACAGACTTGCGGGTAGTAGAAGGATTGCTGGCTCGCTCAGTTCGCGATCTGGCTACCCGCAAGTCTCCTTCCATTAAGGCATCGTGTCCCAAGTGTTCAGCACGTTTTGATGCAAAGGTCCCGTGGACGGTTGCCGATACGAAGACGAATGTTGGAGATGTGGAACGGTTGATGCGTTTGAAATGGCAATTGGAAGGGGGTGGACCGGGTTCTGGGGGTGAAGATGCGGAATACCGGGACGAACGTTCGACAACCGAAGTTGCTCGGTCTCTAGTCAACCACCTCGAACGTCTTGGTGGGTTGAATCACATGATCGGACTGTACTTGGATGCCCAACCCGATGACTGACCCCACCCCACCATTGAGCCATGCCATTTTGGATGGTGATTGGGAACCATCTTGGGAGTCGTTGGGCCGAGCCGGCGTTTCATTGCGCGGTCGCATGAACCAACTCTCTGCTGAACTGTCGCGCAAATCCGGTCTTTCCGGTGATTTCTTCGTATCTCTCCGTGGCATGGAACGCGACCTTGCGCGACTCGAACAAATCGCTTCGACCGAGGATTTTTTCCGTTGGTGCCGACGTTACATACCGCGACAAGTGAACCGTCAACCGGCATCCATGCACCAGCGTGTCGTTGCTGACCTTTCGTGTTTTTTGAATCGGGAAGAACCCGATCCCGTACGTTTTCCCGGTGCTGATCGATACGGTGCGTACGCTCTCCCCCGTGGTCACGGCAAAAGCACTTTGTTGGGGTTCGCATGGCCTTTGTACCTTTTATGCAACTGGAAGAAGTTCGATCTCTTCGGCTACGACGACGAAAACGGCGAGCGTCAGATCGACCAACGACCATTCATCGTGATCATCAGTGCCACCGAGTGGCAGGCTGCGGATCGTGTTCGCGCAATCCGCGTAGAACTTGAACGAAATCAAGAGCTTGCGGAAGACTACGGCGACCTAAGAACATATGGTCGCGGGATCAAATGGTCTGACCATGATCTTATCACAGCCGACGGGTCACGAATAGTGTGCGCGGGCATGGATACGGCTTTCCGTGGCCTTGTTGAGGGCGAATCCCGACCCAATGTGGTTTTGCTGGATGACATCGACGACAAGAAGACAATCACCACCACGGAATTGAGAAACAAGGCAGCTAGAAAGATTTCTGAGGAAGTGATCGGACTCGGCATCGAGGGCGAGTTCATGATGGTCGCATGGGGCACCATCCTCCACTACGATTCCGTCTTGGCCCGACTGCTTGATACGGCTGGTGAATTCCAAGGGTACGTGCGCCGGAAGTACAAGGCGTTGCCAGACGAAGACACACTCGACCAAAAAGCAGGTGAAGTTGCATTTCCAGCAAAGTGGCCCAAACATCTCCTTCTCAGAAGAAAAAAGAGCATCCCGCCACTCGCATGGTCCACCGAGTATCAAAATGAACCGATGGACGACAGCACCACCGTGTTCCCAATGCACTGGCTCCGTGCAGCAATGGGACGAGGTGCGGATAGGGAAACGCCAATCATGCCACTACTTCCCGTCGAAAAAGGCGGTGAGTTCATCGTCGTCGCCCAAGGATGGGACTTGGCATTCGTGGACAACAAGCGCCATGCAGAAAAGAAACGTACGTCTTTCAATGCTGGAATCACTGGAGCCGTTGACATCCACGGGAACCTTCATTTATGCCATCTGATTCGCAACCGTGGGCTCAACCCTCTCGAAATGGATGAGATGATCTCAGCAAATGCCGCTTTGCTTGAGCCCGATGTGGTGGTAATTGAAGCCAACCATGCGGGGCACGTTCATATTCACACGATCCGAGAAGAAACGGGTATCCCGGTTGTCGGAAGAACAACTGGCGTGGAAGTGAACGATCTCTACAAAGGGGTCCCGGCACTACAAAGACCATTTGCCAATGGGCAGGTCATCATGTGGTGCGGAGATGAATACGGACGACGAATGATGGAAGCAATCGTAGAAGAATTGCACCGCTTCCCACAAGGGCGTAGAGGGGATACCGTCATGGCCTTGTGGCATTTGTGGTCCGTGCTGCGCCCAGCAATGATGAAGGCAGAGCGTTTGAGGAAAGAGGGAGTTGCCCACAAATTCCGAGAAACATTCAAACTTGGCGATTTCAAAGTCGATGTGAGGACTGGCGATGATGCTGAATAATGTCGAAACACAAAACTCTTTCTTGGGTAACTGGCTGCAACTTAGGCCGGGAAGCTCATATGAAACAACGATGGAACTAAGATGCTGGCTCCCATTGTTCGCTCGCGCTGTTGCGGCACACACACTGCTGGATTTTGGCTGTGGAGCGCGTGGCTGGATGGAAAGTTGTGACATTAGACCCACCAGATACATCGGAGTGGACATCGATGCGGAAACCATTGCTTACAACCAAGAGCAGTGCCCCGAAACCGAGTTCCATGTGATCGGACGGAATCCAACGGACTTGCCGCAAGCAGACATTGTTTTTTGCAAGGACGTGTTTCAGCATCTTTCAAACAGTGATGTCCTTGGACTCATCGAAACAATCTGCTCCACAAGAGCTCGCTTCCTGATAACGTCAGCAGACAGCTATCCACCACCACCGACGAATGAGTCACGCGATTTTGAAAGCGTCGGGGTTTGCGATGGTGCCGGGTATGTTCCTGAAAACTTGAAGATCGAGCCGTTCCATTTGACCCATTTGATTGGGACGGTGATCTTGGATCACAAGTTCTACCAAGTTTGGGACTTGGATGAAGAACCCATTTCGCACAGAATCCTCTATTCTGTGACTCCATATGATAAGGTGCTGCTGAATGACTACAAGGTATGCGCCGCTAACATTGGTATCGTAAATGTCTGAAAAAATTGCGAACAAGTTTTTCATCGACACCGGCAAGGACAGCCATCCTTCCAAATCAAGCGATCCATATGCCGATGCCGGGAAAGACACCGTAAAAGTCCAAGAAGCGCAAGATGTTGAAGAACAGTTTGCCGCTTGGTACGACAAGGGAATCATTGAACCGCCAGATCCGGGACTCGTTTCCCTAATCATCGGCGCATCCCAGTCAAACATCGTACCGCAGTGCATCGATGCAATCGCTCGCAATCAAGGCGGGTTTGGAATCGACATCGAGCCAACGTTTGACGATCCCGATACACCACCAGATGGGTCTGAAGACCAGAGGGAAATCCTCGAGAAGTTCGTTGCAACATCGTGCAGTCCGAGTACGTTCGAAAGCATCAGGGCGATGAGAGATCGGGACCGCGAAGAACAAGGAAACGGGTATTTGGAGTTCAGAACCACCGTGGGCGGCGAACTTGCCGCAATGAACCACGTTCCCGGCTTCACCATGCGAATGGCTGGACTGTCTGAGCCGATGGTGGTGGAAAAAGACTGGATGAACCCGAGAAACGGCAAAGTCCACAAACTCTCCAGAATCCATCGGTTCAGGAAGTACGTCCAAGTTCCCGGCAACGTATACCCCGGAACAAAAGGCAAGTTCATTTTCTTCAAGGAGTTTGGAGATCCACGCTACTTGGACAAAACAACAGGAGAGTGGTCCGAAAACCCAATCCCGATTGAGAGCCAAGCAACCGAAGTCCACCATTCAAAGCGCTACTGCTCCTTTTCAATCTACGGATTCCCCGCTTGGGCATACATGGCACCTGAAGTCTCTTCGTTGAGGGAGTTCAGTGAACTGGTGTGGTACTGGTTCCGACAAGGTTGCATCGGGACGAAGTTGATTACGACTTCCAATGGATACATCACGTCGAGGTCGAGGAAGAAACTCCAAGACGCACTGAACAATACGCGAGGGCTGCAGCAATCATTCGGAGTATTGTTTGCTGAAGCAGTCGCAGCCAACCCAGAAGACCCTTGGGAAGACGACACGAGTGCTGGTAAGCGCCGTGGTAACGTTGTCCACGTCGATGATCTCCAAAGCGAACTCACTCACCGGTTGGTTTTGGATTACCAAAAAGCAATGCGACCAGTTGTTCGTTCCGCGTATCGGTTGCCGCCGACATACACTGGCGAAGCGCAGGAATACACCCGAGCGAGTGTCATTACGAGTCAAACGGTTGCTGAAGAGCAGGTGTTTTCGCCACTTCGCCGGGAAGACGATGCGTTTTTCAATGGCGAAATATTGTCTCGCCTTGGGGTGTGGCACTGGAAGATCAAGTCCCGTGGCCCACTTACGACAAACGATGTCGATGTGGCTATGGCAATGGCACCTTACACGCCGCTGTTGACCTTCCGCGCAGTGTCTCAAGCGGTGAAGGAACTTTCTGGAATTGAAATGCAGGTCCCAAATGAGCCGTGGACCAACTTGCCGCTGGAAGTTCTCAGGTCGAGATTGCGCTCAGGCGTTGAAGTGAACAAGCCGGTATCGGAAGGAGACATGATCTCGGATGAGGTCGTTGAAAAGTCCGCTTTGCGAGGTGATCGCGTCTATCAACGCGCCGTTTCAATGATGCAAGGACAGCCGACATATGATAAGTCGGTCGATACGGAGCAGGGCGAGGAGATTTATCAGCACGTTCGTTCTTTGTTGGGACTCGACGACTGATTCACGGTTTGCCCCCCACTCGCAGCAACGCAAAGCACGGACGAGGTAATTTGTTCCATGAGCATATCCGACCCACAAACACAGAGCCCAATTTCCAAACAAACGCTTTCAACATGGTCTGCAATCGCAATTGCCGGTTTTACCGCATTTAGCGCTTACATGGGCCAGAAAGATACGCAACATTTCGCCATGTCCTTTGAAGGCGGTCATTACGAAGCCATTGTGGATCTACGCAGCAAAGTGGATTTTCTTTTTACCAAGGTGGTTGCGTGTGAAGAAGCCGTTCGTCCACCCGGACCAGCACAGGAGTCCCCACCAGACCCAGATGCGGGGTCCACGTCCACCGTTGATGCTTCGACATCCCCGGATGCCAAAAGCGATCCCGTAAAACCGGTTCCAGAGGAAACATCACTTATTCCAGTTCAGCAAGTTGTCCCATTCGACTTGGACGACCTTGGCAGGCCAAAGTGGAAACCAGTCAAACGGAAATAAATCCACCAAGAGGATCGTTTAGGGAATACGAACACTGGTTTTGGTCTGATGCCAAAGTGATGGCGTTTTCTCTGATTTCCAAAACGGATGAAGACCCAACTCAAGCGGCTGGAGAGTCTCTTTATGAAGAGATGTGGTCGCTGTACAAGGCGTTTCTCGCTGCGGGCATAGCGACAGCAATTGCATACGCAAAGCGTCGTGGTTTGCACAAAACACTCCCAGAGGAGTTTGCGGCGATTGTTTCGTTGTCTTTCAAGGAGTTCCCAGAACAGCTTGTGGACCCAATGAAGCAAGCTCTTGGGATCGCAAACGCTGCAGGTCGCGCAACTGTTCCTGTCGCGGAGATCACGACTTCATTCAACATGGTTGACGCAAGGGCTGTTGATGCTCTTTCGCGTGGCATTCCGCTATGGGTAAGCGAAAAAATAAAACGAATGCGCCCCGAGATAGCTGATTTGGTCCGCAGGGAAGTTTTGGAGAAAGGTGTTCATCCAAGAGACTTGGTTCCGGCACTGAAAGACGCTCTCAATTTGAAACAAAAGCGTGACGATCTCTATTTCAGGTTTTTGGCTCACAACGCAGCAGCTTCAGCGCGGAATCTTGGGGTCATCCGGTCGATGGTCATGGTTGGCATTGAAACTTACATCATCTACACGCAACTCGATGAACGGGTTTGCCCGATTTGCGCTCCAATGCACGGTCAGGTGTTTCGAGTGGAGCACGCCAAGACTCTTTTGCGTGCCATTGACATGGCGTCTAACCCAGAAGTGCTTGCAGATGTATGGCCTTGGCATACTCGAACTTCCCCAAATCGCGAGTCCCCGGAAGACATTGTTAGTTTTGGTGGTCACGTCCCCCCATTCCACTTTGGATGCCGATGCTACATTTACGCTCAGCAATGAAATGTTTTGGTTCGCATACCGTATCGATACGGACTGCGCGTGGGTCAGGACAGTACAGAACAGTACAGCACATTCAACAATGTTGACCGCAGGCCCGATTGCGCGGTAGTGTACGGTAGTCTTATGGTAGCGCTAGTCTTTGTTGACGGGAGAGCTTCAACGCTATACGGTGCGTCACATGAGCATTGCTGATTATGTCGTCTCGGATGCCAGAGATGGTAAAAAACAATCTGAAGTTACTGTAACGCTCCGTCTGAAAACGTCGGATGCAAAGCTGAAGCAGTACACTTATGAAGTGTACACGCCGTTTGACCCAAATGATCCGGCACTCGATCAGATCGACAATCATGGGGAGTTCATGCTCCCATCTCATTTGACCAAACTTGCTCATGACTTCATTTCAAACTGCCGCGTGGTGAAGATCGATCACCAAGGCGAAGATCAGTTTGTTGATGTGGTTGAAAGTTGGATCAATGATGATAGAGTTCAGTCGCCCAATTTTTACCCGAACGCATGGGTGATCACGTTGAGCGCCGCTAGGGCACCGGACATTGCTGAAAAGATTGAAAACGGGGAACTTCCCGCCGTTTCCTTCAGCGCACTTGTCCATGAGCAAGAAGTTCGAATTCCTAGTGCAGAAATCCCAGATGACCCGTATGGTGGTAAGTACGACCATACACTGGCAGCCGTCTAAGATGTCCAAAACGAGAAGTCAGAAAAGAACGGAATTCTCAGATGAGGATGGATTTCTCCGTCTTAAGCAACTCATTCCAATCATGGATGGGTCTGCTTTGGAACTTTCCTTGGTTGCGAACGGGGCGAACAATCGAGTTCTTGCCGTTGCGAAGAGGGATACCCCATCGGAAAGGTATCTCGCGACTGAAGTTAACAAAGCCAAGACCCCTCCCGAAGTTCAGGAAAAAATACGACTTCTCATCTCTGAGGGTCGATCTCCAGAACAAGCCACAGCTATTGCGTGGGATATGCACCGAGAGGGGAAACTTTCGACAAAAGCGGTGCTTGATGCCGTAGAGGATGACGGGCATATGTCTGACGATGCTTCCACTGAAGAAAAAGGTTGGCACGAGTACGGAAAGAAGAAGAAGCCACGCGAAGAAGAAGACGTGGCTGAAAAAGGCGCAACCACGGAAGATTCGTTTGTTCCTTCTGAAGTTGACGACCCAGTCGGTGCTGGAACGGAACTCACCATTCCAATTCCTGTTGACAACCCTTCATGGTCAATGTCATTCAGGGGCAAGGTGAAGAACTTCATGAGTTCTTTGTTTTCGGGTTTTGAATCTGAGGCAAAAGAAAACATGATTCCTTTCGAGGAACTCTCTCAAGTTGAAGAAATCTATAAATCATTCGACAATGGATCTTCTTTACTTTGGGAAGTTACTCTCAATGTGCTTGCTTCCGATAATTATTCTCCAGAGAGTCGCTCCGTTTTCGTTTCGAAGGCGTGCGATGCTTTCAAGGATGATCTTTTGAGCAAGGTGGACTTCAGCGGACTATCTTCGGGCGCAGCCATTGCCATGTCTAAGGCAGTGAGCAAAGCCAGAGAGT